CGCAAATCCCCGGGGAAAGTCTTCCCCGACCCTTAATTGGGCCCCAAAAGCAGATGCTTTTGGTTGATCCTCATCTAAGAAGTTTACTCATTTGTCGTAAAATGAGCGGTATGGATTGGCTAGCTCCCTGTTCATATCGTGCGTAAATTCTTTGATCGAGATTTTCAATCAGAAGGAGGGAACATGTGAGAGGTAAGTAATTACTTGCTTGCATGAAACCCTGAAGGAATATCCTATTCCTGGTTCATCAACCTGCCTGGGTCCCAAAGTAACTTCAGTTACTTTGGATAGTCCAAGAGCAAATAGGACCCTATTAAACTATAAGCTAACTCACAAAATTTAAATTTTAAATTAATTCAAATTCTACGACAAAGCTTATCTTATTTAAAGAGGTCTTTTGCTTGGCATAGCCCGAATAATCGGGTCCCATCATTAATCTGATCACTTATAAAGGTGATTCGATTAAGAAATGGGAGTGTGCGACCAGAAATGATTAGATCTTCTTTTGTCCTTCTTAAGAGATTGGATTCTCTTCGTAAACAAAATGGGATGGTCTTCATGTGTCGTTATATGAAGTCCATGTCTCTTTATATTATGAAGTATATTGCTAAAGATGCAACACCTTTAGCATATAATACTTATAATATAAATATTAAATTAACTAGAAGTAAACTTCCAGTTATTTTACCTATTTATTTACGTAGAAATCTACGCTCGAACAGAGAGTGAGCTATTAAATGAATTTTATCTATTCTTAATCTTTATAGAGTTTTACCTTACGAAGGTAGAGTTAATATTTCTACTATTACTCTGCCATCTAGAGGTTCTATAAATATTGAGATAATAAATTTCATACCTCTCTTCTTCAAACTTCTTCCTTCTTTTACCTTTAATTGATCCTGAGAACCTTTCCTAATCCAAGCGAAAGGTTCTACTTCTACTCATGTTTTTAGTAACATTCTTAGAAAAGGAAAAATTGTTAGAGGTCTTGAGAAAGGTAATTCTACTTCTGGATTCCTGGTAAGTTTAACGACATTAAGACTAAATCCCTTATTATGAAAATCTATAAGATACTTCTTTTTAGAATCTCCTAGTGGAGATCCGAATAGAACAGAACTATGAAAGAATATTGAACTTCTTTCTAATGGTCTGGTTTCTATTTTTCAAAAGATGTCTTCTTTTTATAAATCTAGTAATAGATTGAAAGATTTCTATCTTTTAGGTGATTTAGGTCGTCTAGCTTTTAAAGAAGAGCCAGGTAAAGTACGGGTTTTTGCAATAGTAGATTGCGTTACACAATGAGTCCTTCGACCTGTTCATAAGTTCTTGTTTAAAATTTTACGTTTTATTCAAGATAAATATGGTACGGATGCCACTTTTGATCAAGATAAAGCTGTTCTTCATTTACAGAATATGTTAAATGAAAAGCATATTGCTTTCTCTTATGATCTTAGTGCCGCCACAGATCGACTCCCTTTACTATTGCAAATTAAGCTTCTTAATTATGTTTCTCCTTCTTTAGGAGACCATTGGGGGAACTTACTCACGAATCGTGATTATATAGTTCCTAATCGGAAAGGAGAAATCCTACCCGAATCGGTTCGGTACTCTACCGGTCAACCAATGGGAGCTTTAAGTTCTTGAGCTATGTTAGCCTTAACTCATCATTTTATAGTTCAGTATAGCTACTGAAAAGTTTATAAAATTAATAACTGATTCACTTATTACTTAGTATTAGGTGATGATGTTGTTATATTAGATAAACAAGTAGCTAAACAGTATCTTATAATTATGGATGAATTAGGAGTAGATATAAATTTAAGTAAATCTCTGGTATCCCCTAAAGGGTATGCGGAGTTTGCTAAAAGGTTTATATCTTCTTCCTCAAATCTTTCGGGAGCTTCTCTTAAAGAGTTTTCTTCTCTTTATTCTTCTTGGGCAATGTTATTGTCTTTGATTAATAAATGAGAAGTTTCTTTAGGAAACTTCCTTAGATTGATTGGTTATGGCTCTAAGAGCTCTGGACATAAACAAGATTTAAGATCTTCATCATGAGGTATTAGAGCTTTGTTAATAGCTGCTTGGGAATTATCATATCCCAAATGGCCTTATCGTTTTAAATGACGATATCACTTTAGAGGTGTTGAGCCTCACTTAAGATATTATTCTTATGGTGTATTAACAAAATATCGAAATTTCCTTTTATTGTTAAAGAAATCTTGAAGAACTTTAGACCCTACAGCTTTAGATAGAGTCCATGTCTTATCTATAATACCTAGATCTCTTAAAATACTTTCTGACGTTGAAATCAGAGGTATGAGACTATATACCAATAGGTGATTAGATGAATTTTTTAGATTTAATTTTGAATTAGATTTAAAAAGATCCAAGACTAAGAAATCATTCTTAAGACTTGTTCATCAATCTGATTATTTATTGGTGAGTAGTCTTTTAGAAGATCTTTTTATTAAGATATTTTATGAGACTCCGCTCTATGATAGAATTATTTATGGAAGAAGAGAGGGGTTTATGAATAAAGCAATGGAATGGTTAGAATTAGTTTATCCTAAGACGTCATTACATTATAGTACTGAAGATCTTCTTCAATATTTATGTGATGATCCGTCTTCTTGGGTTACTAAGGAATCTCGTTCTGATGTAGAATTCATAGAAAGCTTATTAGCTTCAGAACCATCAACCGGAATAACTGAAAAAGTTGTCAAAGATATGAAAGATGTATCTTACATCTTAAATATCAAATCTCTTTGTTATCATGATTATTTTACTAAACATGATACTTTGAGATTACTGGACAAACCTATTATCAAGTTACCTCCCGGGTTTAGAATTTAATAGAGACCTGTTTATTTATATAAATAGAGAAGACTCGCTACTTGTTGTTTGAAGAGCAACAGATAGAATAATTAAGAGACCAAGGATTATATCCGAGGAAGACTCGTTCTAAACTGTATGAAGCTGATCAACTGAAGATCTAACTTTTCTTGTCACCTTAGAAGTGGTATTCTAAGTACACCAAAATGTTTCAATTTAACCTCATCTAAGAGGCTGTATATCTTACAAATATGGGAATACTTATATTTGTAATAGTATAATTATACCTGTTCGGAC